ATTGGTATGCTGGAACAGCGATCATATCAGTAGGAGTAATTCTTTCACCATCAGCAAGCACGAATCCGACCAATCCTCCGGCCAAAGCACCGACAGGACCACCAGCAACATAGCCAATCGCAGCGCCTTCGGCAGCCGAGAGATACGGGTTGTCCAAGACATCCGTTGCTCTCTCAGCAGCGACAGCGCCAGCGCCAAGTTTGGCTTTCTTTCCAAACTCGGTCTTTCCTGCTTTTCTAAGTCCTTTTGCAACTAATTGTCCTCCTTTTTTTGCTAGTTTTCCTTTTGGCATATTTTTCACCTGTATCATAGATTGTCAAAGCTGAGAACCTGGCGGAGGTTCTATGTTAACATTGAACGCTCAAATCCTCCTGATCAGAGGTCTTGCGCTTGTGAAAGCATATCGTTCATTCTGTCTTGTGTAACTTTGACTTCCTCAGCAATAACTAGAATATCGATTTCTAGTGTAGAATCGGTATTTGCAAGCCAGCGATCTGCCGCCACTCCAATCAATAAATCGGAAACTAATGTGTAACCTTCTGGATGAAGATCCATTGGTCCATAGAAGTTGTCTGTGTAAGCGTAGGAAGTTCCTTCGCCAGTTGCACCTACTCCATTAGGGGAAGTTGCAGAAATGTACTCTCTAATGCACAAAACATCAGGAGATGCAATACCAACATCAGCAGCATTCTCGTATGCTCTAGTTGTTGCATAGATTTTCAGACCAGCAACATGCCCGTCATCAGATACTTCATCCGCAACCATCCAGTCCCAGATTCCAGTGTTGTCGAGCAGAGTAGAATTCTGCTCTCTAACTTGGAAAAATATCTGTTTTACAGCCAATCCACGCTTCTGAGAAACGGAGATGTAACTAGAGAGATCTATTCTTCCGTATACAGTAGTTCGGTCGCCATTATTGTCTAAATCAAATTCCATTCGGTCACGGAGAATTATGTCCCCTGAGTTCTTTGTCATGGTTTACATTTTACACTACTCATTCTATAAACACAACCCTACCATACGAGTGAACATCTACTCCGAGTTGGACGTTGATTAGGGGCGTAGTCCCCTGAATCTACTCCTTCCCGATCTAAATTTCAGTTAATTATTTATTAACAGTCGAAATGGCCCAATCATGGTGAAATATCGAACCATTATTTCTGCCAACATCGACATTGATGTTGTTAAAAAGTTGAAACACAAAACCAAGGGTACCCGATCTAGAGTAATTGAACGGGCTCTAAAGGCATACTTGGCGGAGAAGGATGCCTTTGACATTACTGACGTGCCCTCTCGTCAAATGATGGCTGTTCTGAGCCAGCGAGAAGACATTCCTGACCATTTGAAGGTGCTTTTGATGCAGGAGTTGACTCGACAATGATGATTTATGTTGCTTGTTCAATCTGCGATTGTTATGTCCATCAAGATGAAGCATCTCAGATAATTATGGAACATCCTGATGATGATTATTACATCTGTTTCGATTGTCAACCCAAACCTTAGATCTAAATCTCAACTAGGATTTTTTTCCTAACTTGGGAATATTCTGCTCTTAGATCGGATGAAAATCCTGTAAATATTTCGTAGACAACATCACATCTGTAACCAATTGTCTGAAAATTTCCAGATGTTCTATCGTAAATTGTAGTTGGCGCTTTGATTTTGTTGTATCTGTCTGGTATTCGAAGCCGTATGAATCTGTAAGCGGGTTCTGGAAACATACTTCGAAGTTTAGATCTAATTGCATCGTAGGGTATTTTTGCTCTTGGCATATTTCTGATCAGGAGCAATTAGCACATTAATGTTAACATAGAACATCCGCCAGGTTCTCAGCTTTGAAACTCTATGTTACAATAGTGGCAGGTTGACCATCAGCATCATACATTACTGTGTTACCATTTCCAGAGAATTTCACTGGAGGTGGGTAACTCCTGATCGGACCCGAAGTTACACCAGCGACATCCATAAGCGTAATCCAATCAGGAATACCCGTTGAGGTATCTCCAAATGGTTCATCGTAAGCAACCATGGTAGTTGCTTCTTTGAACCTAGTTCTAAATGCTGCAACATTGTCCATCTCCTGATATGCTGAAGATGCTAACTTGTTGTAATATCTTAGAACATTGGCTGAAGTAATCATTATCTCTGGACGAACACCGCCGTATTTCCACATTGGCATAGACCTACCAGATTGTGAAGCGGCTGGATTAATCCAATTTAGAGTTCTAGTCAGGACTCTACATTGTGCTTCCAGATTTTCTTTGTAGCATCCGATTGCATTTTCTAGTGCGGATGTGTTTACAACTTCTAAATGAATGTGAAATGACAGACAAACAGGTTGTTCTTGTGAATTTGCTTGCCAGTTGTAAATTGCTGTCAGATAGCAATGGTCTGTGTACCACTCAAATCCAGTATTGAACGCTGTCGGATGGGATGGAAATGTCACAGTTGGTGTAAGCGCCTTAATTGTAGTTGCATCAGCGTCATTATTTCTGTTAGTTGGAGCAAAATCTAGTCTCTTAATTAGGACTGAATTATCTCCGGCAGCAGGGCCGGAACCTTCGAAACTAGCGTCTTGCATACCTGATGTAAATCCCCAAGGGTCATCATTGAGTACAATCGGGTAAGGAGTGACATAAGATTGCCTAGTTACCCACAGAGGAAACTCTAGAGCGCCAGTTCCTTCGAGATACATATTGTCATCAAATATCTCGATTGACTTAACTCGGAATTTTTTACCTTCTGGAAGGTTAATTCTTTTCTGGATCAGACTAGAAGACCTATTTCCATCAATCTGAGGTGTAACTACTCCTTGAAGAGTTTCTCGGATTACTAATTCCGGCATCTACTTCTTCCTCCCTTTCTTGAACGCTTTTGACATAGCCGAGAGATTCAATTTACCCTTTTTGCTACCAGATTTGTACTTGATATGGTTCTTCTTCTGTTTCAGGTACTTTTGCCAAGAGTTGAGTTTTCTTGGCTTGCTGGGCATGCTCTGGACAGCATCGACGATAGCAGCCGACTCCATGAAGTCCGTTGGCTTAACTGGGGCAATTAACTCACCCTCTTTGATGAAAATCTGGAAAGTAGGTTCACGGCCTTCTAGCATTGCAGAATATTGGTATGCTGGAACAGCGATCATATCAGTAGGAGTAATTCTTTCACCATCAGCAAGCACGAATCCGACCAATCCTCCGGCCAAAGCACCGACAGGACCACCAGCAACATAGCCAATCGCAG